GATGTTCACTCACATCTATTACTGATAATTGCATATGTATTTCCTCCATTTTTATTTATGCTGATCTTCTCCACATGTAACATGTGATGTATGGTTGTAGGTTGTTGTGCGGTTGTCCTCCGCCGGTTGTACCGGTAACTGGATGCGCGGGATATTCTCTCGGATCATTGGTTTCCAATCCCTGCGGCACAACATGATTTGGCCCCGATGCCGCGCTCCAATATAGTGATTGTGTATGGACATGACCAGGCATCTCATCGACTGTTAGCGTATGTGTTTTACTGCCACCACTTTTTCCTGATTGACTAAAGTCACTATCTGATGGGTTTACACCTACCAATACGCGTCCCTGTGCAAACGCCCTCCATACTCCTCCGAACAATGTACCGGGGTTCGTTGATGAAGTGCTTATATAAATAGAACCTACTGGATGAGCGGCTAAAAATCCTCCTTCAACAGTGATATTAATGTCATCTGTAAGCGGTTGACCATTAATTTTTCTAGTCGTTGGTACCGCTCCAATATCTGAGGCAGATAATGTAATATCGGAGGATAAAGGTTGATTATTAATTGTCCTTGATGTAGGCACTGCTCCTACATCCGAAGCCGTTAATGTAATATTAGAGGATAAAGCCTTGCCGTTAACCGTTCTGCTGGAAGGCACTGCTCCTACATCATTAAACGTTAATGTAATATCGTTTGTTAACGCTTTATTATTCACTTTTCTAGTTTTGGGTACTGCATTTGCATCAATATTAGAAAAAGCGTCATTAAAATCAACAGGCGAAACTGTATCATTAATCGTGAATTGCGGTAGATGAAATGTATTTGTTTCAGATGTGTGAGACATAATATTTACTCCTTATTTAATTTCATTTGTAATAGATATTGTTAAAGCATATTCTCCATTTGGATTTTCTGGACTTTTGTCAATATCAACAGGAATTCTTACCCGCCTTTCCTCTACGGCCGATTTTTCTATTCCTAACTCAGTAATTTTTTGTTGCGCCTCGTTTTCTAAAATAAAGTATGTAAGGGTAAACTTATTACCTACAGTTGGGCTAATCGATTCACATTCATACCGCTTATAAGGAGTATTCGGTTCCAGCACCAGCCCCCCTACAAGTGATAAACAACTAGGATTATTATAGGGCGCTTTGTTATTGACAAATGTACCATCCATAACCTGTGTATATAACTCTTTATATTTATCTGTTAAATAATTTGCCACTTCATGCATCACCTCTATTTCAAATCGGTATATATCTTTAAATGTTTTTTCTTTAAAAAAATTCCAGGTTCTATTCTCTAATTCTCCCCACCTAGTAGCGTTACTACGAGTAATAACTACCGTTTGTTGTATGGTTATGGTATTCGTAATCGAAATTCCATGAATATTTCCGCTATTATCGCCAATATTAAACGACAATGTATGCGGGGTGTAAAATAACATTCTATAGTGATCACGATATAATGATGTAGTTGCTGTAATCTCTTTTTGCGCGCATAATCTGCCATTAAGATCGTTTATAAATTTGATATTCACAGATGATACAAAATAATTTCCATTTAATTTATAATACGGAATATCTGCTTGTAATTTTTGCCCTACTTCCCATCCGTCAACAAATGTGGAAAAAGAAACACATTTTATTGATTTCCTATATAAATCTAAAAAGGCATTTGCATTTAAAGCAGCGTCTTCAAAGGAGGTAATAGATTTATCTTCAATCACGTGTTCAATGATTCCTGTACCGCCGCGCTTTTGCTTAATTTCATTAATAGCTTTAAAATCCTCTGTTCTCGCTGTTATAGTTGTTAAAAAAGATACGCCTGCCACAGTACCAATAGAATCATCCCCATCATAATTATATAATTTATAACCCTTCGCTGCATATTTACTTTTTAACTCGATCGTATTACCTCCATGGCTCATTAGCGCGTAATAACGATTATCATCATTATGTATTCCCTTGTACCCTACTGGCTCAAAGACATATGCGCCTCTATCAACAAATACCGTAATAGCTGTAACAGCGGCTAATTTTTTCGAGCAAGTCAAAATTGTTTGCTCTTTGTTTAAACTCCACATTGCGCTAGGATATGCCGTACTGCGAGGCTTTGTTTCACCTTCTCCCCCTACAACTCTCACGGCGGAATAGGTTGCAAGCGCATCCTCAGAAGGCTTTAGATCAAATACTTTGCTTTTTGTATTTAATGTAATGGGTGCATCTGTATCGCTGTTTTTGCGTCTAAAATTAAAAATTTTATCATTTGTTATTTCCCAATATGATTCCGTAAGCGTAGCTAAATTATCTAATATTTCTTTACAGTATACTCCCCATAAATAAGATGGTTTTTCAAGTACTGTCAAATCATATCGTTCCACGATGCCGATTGTAACATCTTCGGGTATAATTCTAGCTTGTACTACACCCCTAAATTCCCGAATATCAGCATTATACCAAGGGTCTCCGTTTTTATTCCCCATTAATATTTGCGTAATAGTCGCTCCTGACGGAAAATTCATATCAACTAATACATTTGCTACTAAGTCAGCATTCGATGCCAAAGTAAGGTTATAAATTCTATACGCCACGTCAGTGTAACCTGTATTGAGAGCACGCTGCTCTAAATTAAGTACGGTTCCTGCAAAAATTAGATTTGTATCGCTGTATATCTCTACATAATCATATGTTGCTAAATTATCTGTTTCAATTGGAATTTTAACAGATATATTGGACGAGGTAACATGCTCCTCTGTTTGCGACAACGTTCCCCCCTCTTCAATTTCTATATCAGTGCGTTCTGCTTGATTAACATATATTTGAATCATTTATACCTCCTAGCCGCCGTATCTGCATACTGGTGCTTCGTAACACTTCTTGTAATTTCCCGACCATCTAATGAAATCGGGTTTTCTACCGTTATGTAAATAGGTATTGGATTTAATTTCGCATGACTAAATGATCCCGATAGATTTTGTTCCAATCCTGTCAATCCCCCCAGCGAATTAAATTTACGGTTTTCTTCTCTGGTAAGCACACGTTCTCCCTCGTCTAAAAATGCAGGGAAAAAATCATTTGGAACAAAGTCAATACCCGCTTTAAATCGTGGCAGCGTAACATTTGAGATTTTAGGGATGGACGGTAAACCAGTCCAACTCCAAATGTTAGATAGTCCGCCTGTAATGCCGTTAATCACACCTATAATAGAATTGATAACCGCCTCAAAAAAACCGGGGATTAAGTTAATAATTGCTTTAAAGGCATTTACAATCCCGTTCCACGCTTGTTCCCAATTGCCAGTAAAAACTCCTGTAATAAAGTCTATAATTCCTCTAAATACATCAATTACGCCTTTTACAATCGGCATAACCGCATTGATCGCTCCGCCTAATACAGATGTAAAAATATTTGCCAACAAGCTAATAACAGGCATCAATAATTGAATTGCGGGCATCAAAATATCTCGAAATAATTCAATGAGAGGAGGCAGCAATTGATCGATCAATTGCATCAGTGGATCAATGAGCATCGTAAATACTTCTATTAACGGAGGTAAGATCGCTGATAATAGATCATAAAGCACAGGGACAATTGTATTAAACAAATCAATCAGAACCGGCAGGATCGCATTTATCAAATCCATTAAAGGTGGGATGATTTGCTCCCATGCCACAATGAGAGTTGGCATAATTTCCTCTATCATGCTCAATAATGGCGTTAAAAGCTGATTGAAGTTTTCCGTAATAATTGGTAAGATGCTTTCCAACACCGGCATAATAGCATCTATAATTTTGCTTAGCATTGGGATTAAGGATTCCCCGAGCGGAATTAACAGTAATTCTACGCTGCGCTGCAATCCCTTAAACATGGAATCTAAATCGTCATACTTCATCCCTTGCATTTCTTCCATTGCATCGGCTGTAGCATAGGTACCATCTTCAATATTTGCCAGTTGCGTTACAACATCGGGGCCTAAGTCCTCCCACATTGTGCCAAACAGGTTTACTCCTGCTATATTTTGTGTCAATGGATCCTTCATTTTGGCTAAAGCAGTAATGGTTTGTTGAAATGCTCCTTTGGCACTTTCTCCTCCTGCTGCAAATTTTTTCGCCATCTCATCAGCATCTAATCCTATTGCAGCGAAGCCTGCCTTTGTTGTGTCAGAACCGTCAATAACACGTATTGACATTTCCTTTATTGCGTCTCCAACTTTGTCTAAATTCCATGCGCCGGTTTCAGCGCCCTGCTGCATAATCTTAAACATATCGTCGGCATCTAGTCCAACTTTAGCAAACTGCACAGAGTATTCACTGATACTATCCAGCAACTCTCCCGAAAAATCCAACCCATTTTGCGCGCTCACCGCAATTAACGACATTGCCTTATCGCCGTCAATACCAAAATGATTCATCATAGCGGCGGCGGCTCGAACGGATTCTGTTACCTCGTATCCAAATGTGTCTCTTAACGTTATAGCTTGTTTTGTGACAATTTCTAAACCCTCACTACCACCGCCCATATTTCCGATCATTTGATCTACAGCCGCCATGGACTGCGCAATGTCCTCAAAATCTTCCCCATAATTGCCCTTATATATGTTTTCCAGTACTTGCTGATATTCTTCTGTGGCTTCTTTCCCTTTACCCGTTGACACAATAAACTGGTTCATTGCCTGATCCATGCTGACTGCGCTATTTACAGCAGAAATGCCAACGCCCGCGGCCGCTCCTCCCACTAGACTAACCATACCAGCCGCAGCAATTCCTACGCCTTTTGTCGCTCCCAATAATTTACTTTCCCATGTAGATGACTTCTTTTCTATCGTCTGTGTCGCACCGTCAAGAGACTTGTCCAAATTAGTGTAATCGCCGGAAATATCAAATATAACTTGTTCATCGCCTTTTTTTGCCAATAGCCTCACCTCCTTTGGGTTGTCATCGGTGCTAAGACACTACTTGACTTGTTTTATCGTAATTTCAAATTCTTTTTTGCATTGTTTCCTTTACACTTCACCCATATACCTGCGCATCGTGCTACATCTGTGTAAAATATAGGTATTTCATACCCACAATACGGGCATTTAATTTTTTTCATCTTTTGCCATACTCCCTAAAATCGCAGCGATCTTTTTCAGTCCATTTGCATACGTTCTCATACGTTCGTCATCTGAAACTTTTAAGGCAAATTGTTGTTTTAGTTTCAGCAATTGGCTAATTTCTTCCGCATTGTACTTTGTTCTTTTGGGAATTGGTTTCGCCCTAATAGAAATAATTTTCATAAGGCGAGTTTCCTCGGATAACCCGCTAAACAAACTGATAAATTGATTCCAATGCAGCTTGCCTTGTTGCTCATATAAATCAATTTTATAACATTCCATGAATGCGGCATAAATATAGTCGGCATCTTGCGCAAAATCAAAAACCTTTAACCAAGAATGATTTTCACTGTCTCCGAAAAGCAAACGATAGATTGCTAATAACAGATTGATTCTATCATCAATCTTTTTTGGCAATCTTCCTACAACCAGTCTGGATAATGAAATCTCAATTTTTTCCTGTTCTGTCAGCCAATCCTGCTGTTGAACCTCCAATATCTGTAAAACAATATTAAAATACGGCCGCAATTTATAAAGCTTGCCATGATGCTCTATTTTGTAAGGGAGCTTTCCGCATAGTTTATTTTCCATACGACCATTTTTTGGGGTTCTTTAAGCGTTTCATCTTAGATTTAGCCGCGCGCTGCATAGCGGGAACCATGATATTGTTTATATATGGCATAAAGTCAACAAGCATTTGCGTGTAGTTATTTTCATAAAAACAAAGTATGTTCTCTGTATTATCCTGACCAAATAAGCCGTTAAATGTTGTAATGATCGCACTACCCACCATTTCAATGACGGCTGTATCTTCTGGTTTTTCTTTTAATAATCGCTGTGCCTTTACAAATTCCAAATTAGCCTCTCTAAACTTTTTAAGAGAATGCAACATATCATCGATTACAATATGAAGTTCCCGTTCGACTTCTCCATTTGTATTCTGTAGTTGGATGGTATCCTCAAATTTATTACACTTTTGTATAACGTACATATCTGCCTCCTTCGCTCAACCGTGGAAAATCTTATCCTAATTTAGGTTAATTCTGTATTTACCGTTGGTTTCCCATTAAATCTGATTTCAAATGAAATAGCGCTGTGATCTGTAGTTGCGCCGCTCCATTCCTGCATATTACAGATGGTCACTTCACATTCTAGGATCTCTTTTTTATTCTCTGAATTTAGAAAAGTCAGTCTGAATTTAGTTTTTCTTTCACTTCCCAGCGCATATTTTTTGCTGAAAATATAGTCTTGTGCAGGATCGCCAATGATACGTCTACCTGTTAACGTAACTGCCGGAGCCATACCTGTCACCTCGTTAGTCGCAAACCCTTGTCCAGACATAAAGAAATACTGCTGTACCACTTCATTTAAAGCCTCCGATAGATTATCAATTCCATCTGACAATTCAGCAAAAGTAGCTTGTTCGGCATCGCCTGTTGTTGAAATTTCAGCTTCTATGCCATACATCGTAAGTAACTTCCCCATTCAATCACCTCTAATATATATCGTTACTGTAAGTCCTGACCCATATAGCCATTGCCCATTACTTTCTCTGTCCAAATAGCAAGGCAGGTTAGAACTTTCTATATTTGTTATCTGCCATAATTTTTCTTGCGGATACTGTTTTAATTTTGTTATCTGCCTGTGAATATTCCCTAAAATATCACTAATTCTTTTCTGGTCTCTATTTTTACCATTTAAAACCATAGTCATATTAGTAATTGTATTTTTATTCAGAAACGTTGTTTCATGTATACCGGATGCGTAAGCAATGGATAAGCTGTCATCCACAGGCAATGAACCTATTAATAATTGTTGAGACGGTTCTATTTGTTGGATCATAGAAATAACCGTAGTTAAAACCTCATTGTATACGCTCATTTCCCCATTCCTTTTATAAAAAGTTTCTGTGCAATTTCTCCCCACTCATCTAAGTGTCTGTCTTTTGCCACCTTGCACCACATTAAAGATGCGTTTTGATTTATATCACGCGCAGGCGTTCCCGTAAAATACACTTTTCGCGCATATTCCGTAGACCAAACAAGCTGACCCTTTTGATAGTCGCTATGTATTTTCGCTGATTTTTTTAATCCGCCCTGATCCTGACGGCAATAATAATTACAGTCTTTTAATACTTGCATAGATAATTCCGGCATACTTTCTTCCCAAGCATTTTTTACCCGCGCTTTTATTCTGTTCCGATCCATTATAATCTTAACTTTACTCATTAGACTAAACCTAATTCAATATGATGCAATTTGCTGTCATCATATAGATGCTCTACTGTCTCGATGGTGTATTCCGTATTACGATGGACGATTTTTTGTTGAGGCATAAATGTAATCCCCTGCGGTCTTGAATGCGTACAGTCGTATATCATTGTACTTGTCAACTGTCTTTGCGTATTGTCTTTTAATATTACAACTTTACCGTAAGGCTCAAGTCTTACAAAGGATAAATGAATATCTGTATAGGTTGAATCTTGCCACACATCAATTTCGTTTGGTTCTTTTAGTAAAACTTTATGAATCAACAATCTTTTAGGAATTGGCATCATATAACTGCAATCCCCCTGTATAACAAACCTGTAGGTAATAGATAATCCTCAACCATAGACGCATATCGGCGCGTATACATTGTGCCTTTTGAATAACTGAATTTGCCCAGACTGACAGAAGTTAAGCTATCCCCATCAGCGCCTCCATTTTGATCTAAGAATGTAACTTGTTCTGCGGTTGCAAATTTTACTCTTTGCTGCACCCAATCAGGAAGGGATGTAAAAGTATGGATTCTGTGCATTGTTAATGCATCTATCATGACACTTGCCTGTAAGATCAATTCCTCAATATTATGAGGAGGATCAAGTCCTGATAATTGAACATATTCATCTGGTGTTATGTAACTCATCTGTATCACCTCAATTAAGCCTTTTTCTTAATTAGCACAGTTGCAGGTTTTGTAACTTTGTGCGTATATATCTTTCTGCCTTGTATTGCGGATGCGCCGATATGTGTCCCAGAGCCATTCAGGTCTTGTACATGTGGTTCTACCGCCCACTCTCTTACGCGAGTACACCAGTTAGGGTGGCCTACAATATACTCTGTAGTGTCAGACAATGTATTGTCTTCAAAAATTAAAAAGCCTGCAATTTTTCCAAGCGCGCCGTTTTGTTTCACTTCATCGCCTAAATTTGATGCTGAAATAAATTCGGGCGACTTTAAGATCAGCGCAAAGACCGACGGTGAAACCAAAGCCCAACGCTTACCATCATTCGGTACTTTAATTTCAGATAATTTAGTTCTTGCATCGACCAACGATTCATACACTGTTGTTTTTTCGAGTGCTGCTGTGTCCCCAAAAGCTGTCGCTCTGCTTTCCAGCTCTGCTGTAGCATCCAATTCAATTTGTAATGCTAAAGAATACCCTGCGCTATCCAATCTATCAGCAGCTAAATTATCTGGCACACTCGCAGAATCGAAACCGTCAATAACCTCATTTACTGCATAATCTTTATCAATCACCGCTGTAATATATGCCGTTGTCCCCTCTGTAAGGGCTGTGCCTGTCTTCTTGTTATAAACCGCTACGGCAGCTTCTGTATCTCTTACAGGTATTTTAACGGAACCCGCTTTCGGATTACCTTCATATCTGTTATTAAAAATAACTCCATCTTTTTTGACTAATACATCACGTAATTTTGCGTCAACCAATTTTGAATATCTTTCTTGTGCCTCATGCGCCATGTTATATCCCTCCTATAGTTTTAAATCTGGATTTAATTTTTTAAAAGCTGCCTCAACACCGCTCTCTATATGGCTTGATGTTGAGCTTTGTCTTGTACCCCATGCTTTTTGCTTTTCATTCTCTACATATTGCGGGTTATTTTTTAAGTAATCTTTTAACAATGTTTCAAAATCATCACTATCACCCATATTCCTGCAAACCTCAAAAACAATATAATCAGCGAATTGGGGCATAACTTTGTTAGCTAAGGCGGCAGATTTGTTCTTATACTGCGTATTTTCATTTCGCAATCTTTTAAGTTCATTCTGCAATTCTTGTTGTTCTTTGTTTTCTTGCGATCCTGTGATTGGTTGATTTTCTTGCCATTCCCTAAAAGCCTTTAATTCCTCTTTAGATGGCATTCCTTTCATTTTTTTTGCAAGCATAGCGTCAGCAATTTTCTGGGCTTGCAGTTGCAAATCGTTTTGTTTGTTACCACTATCAGAAGTGTCGACATGCTCCTGAGTAATTTTAACTTCTTGTTCAGCTTCTTGATTATCTAATCGATTTTCCTCCATTTTATTTCCTCCCGTTTATAGCTCGTCAGCATATCCCGTAACACCTTTTTATGCCATGAGTACGTTTTAGGCAATATCAAAACGGGCAATTCTTACTCGATCCGCACGATAAGTTAAACCCTTGCTTTCACAATAATCTTTCAATTCTATATTTCTATTCTGTGCTTTTTGTTTAGCTTTGATATAAGCATCATGATCCCCTAGTTGTTTGTACATCTCTGCCAATCTCTTTTGCGCTTTTACCTTGCGCTCCAATTCCCGCTGACCCTGTTTTTCTTGATACCGTAAATCATTTTCAATAATATTTTCAGTAGGAAAATACCGGCGTATATGAATTCCTTCTATATGTGGATAAACATCATGCCCACAGTTAATACCAAGTATTCCATCTGGCTCTCCGTATGAACTGCTAGTCCAATGCGGATATTTCCTGCTTTTATTTTCTCTATCAAATATCTTTCCTTGGTCTTTAGCGCATTTTGGTCTTGCTCCTGAGTGACTTGTTACCTCTAAAAGACTTATGCCATAATCTTGCATTCGCTCGAATTGTGTTTGATGCGCTACGTTGTTAACTGTTGTTCTTATGTCCATGTTAACATATGCCTCTGGAGACCATTCACGACCACGTTTATCCACAAATGCAGGAATACCGCGTTCATTAAACTCTTGTAATGTTTTCATTAACGCTTTTTGTCTGCTGTACGCGCCAGTTACAACGCCGCCAGTATTGTTTTGTAATATCGTTAAGAATTCCTGTTTATTTGCTATTTCCAGCGTGCTTTTAACTAATGCGCGATACACTTTCTTTGCCTTATATTGCATAACGGTATTCACCATATTCAATCGGCTTTGAGCTTGTTTTTCATACACCTTTAATACGCGAACTATTGTTTGATGAATTGGAATCCTTGTGTTGTTTATAATCCCTTTTTTTATTAGCTTTGCAAATCCTGTCTCATATTGAACAGCCGTTTTGTAGGCTGCACTTTCTAAGATTTCATGTAGCAGTTTAGGCGCATTTTTCATCTGAGTTTTCATGAAGGTTAGATTTTCTTTATGTAATCCTCCTACCTCTGCAAGCATTTTCAGTTCCCATTCAGTAGAACTGGAAATGTACATGTATTTTATGAGCCTGTTGACAATATTGCGCATAAGCCTGTCCTCTATAGAAGCAATCATATGTAATAATGGTTCAGATAAATTAAGTATCTCTAACGGATTCATGTTGTGCGCCCTCATTACCGAATAAATCAATATCACTACCCATTATGGTTCTGTTTTCCACTACTATTTTTTGATATTCTTTTTTTGCTTGTTTCTCATCCAGCCCATGTATATCCATAATGGCTCTTACCTTGGATTTTAGTTCCGCTCCCACTAATTTAATATTGTTATCAATTCTTGTGTTATCATCATTGATAACGCTATCATCAAACAATACTGTAGTCTGTAAGTCTCCTTGATACCCAGATAAAAAAGCGATTGCTTCTACCATACCCTTTAAAGCAGAATCTATGAGTATTTCGTGTTTACATAAATTTTGATATAACTCTGATTTTTCACTGATAACTTCTGTTGCTGTTTTAATGCCGCCTTTGTTAAATTGGTATCTGTCATTTCCTAGTCCGGCTTTTTTAGATGCTAAATTTAAATTTGTTTGCAGCCCCTGTTCATGTTCTTGGGATCGGATAGTCATATTAATCTCTTTTAATTCCATATCCTCGCCGGAATATTGATAAGCATAAAACGCAACATCCCTCGTATCAAATATAGGTTTTTCTACTCCTTCCTGCCCCATTTTAATTTTTGCCATAGAAGCCGGAACCATTATTCGCTTACGCCCTAAGTCAAACTCGTTAATATAGCTGTCATACACAAGATCTAACCCCTGAAAAATGGGAATAGCATTAGCATAGACAGATATTCCCATAGGACATTCCAAATCAACATTGTTTATGATATTGGGTTTTATAATCTGAAATAATGGTTTTTGGCTTCCTGTACGAACTGTTTCTTCAATATCGCTTACAGTTAACTTTTCTCCTGTTTCATAATCAAAAAATAGATTTTCAATCACGTAATAACCGTTCTCTACCCTATGTAACATGAGGTATATACATTTTATATTGCTTACAACTTTAATACTGCCAAATGCACACTCGATGATTTCCCCATTTTCCCATGATAAGGGATAAATCATTTCAGCATTGATATAGTCGATATTAACCTTTCGATTTTTGTCAACATACTCCACAAAAGCTCCCGTCCCCAGAGCAAACGCAAGCTCTATTGTTTGATTCGCCCTTGTTGTAAATAAATTACTTTTTAAAGTATCATTCAATTGTTGTTGGAATGCTTCATTTACATTGATACTTACTCTTTCGTTAAGCAATAAGTTCGCCCAATCTTCAGATATTAACTTTGCCGCTCCTATACTTTTTCTAATCTTTCCGACTTGCTGAACGCCGTTATAAATTTTATAATTATGAAAACTTGTAACTAACCCTTGATACCATTCTTTCCACTCTTTGATATGCGATAAATAATAATTGTCATCTATGCAAATAAACCCTCGTTCACGTAAATACTCAGAGATATTAAAAATTTTTATCCCCCCTATAGAATATAATTCTTATAAAAATAGTTGTTGGCATATCTCGCCTCATCCATTGCATGATTATAAGCATCAACGGGATTCCCATGCTGATCTAAACAATACATACCAACCTCTTTTAAAAAATTGGAACAACCGTATTGTTCATTATCTACTAAAAAAAATTGACCGTTTGATATGGAGTTTTGCAGATATTCAATACCAACCCTTATTCCTTTAGTACCGCCTTTTATGTCCTTACCGTTGTTGTCTGCCTTTTCTGCCGGTATACCTAATAACTCTAATTCCATACGTAACGCTTTACATGCAGGGTCAATCTTACAACAAGTCTCTCGACACTGCGTTAAGTTGCGGCAATACGGAATAAACTCTCGTGCGATTTCCTTTGCCTGTACGCTCATCGCCTTCTTTTCTCCGCTATAATACCAATTAGCCACACGATACATACAATATTGATTTTTAATTCTCACAATGACATAACAGCTAATCGATGTTGCATCCGTTAACCCTCCATCACCTGCAAAGAACATTTCTAATATCTGCGCATCATCCGGTATGTTACTTACTATGTGTTTTTTATCGTCGAACATGGAGTAAATTACTCCCTGCGGAATTGCTCGGTGCCCTTCCCAATCCCTCGCATATAGATATGGATTTTTCTTTAATGTTTGTCTAATTTCTTCTTTTCGTTCTGGCGTAATGATAGGATTATCATCCATAGTCCAGTGCTGCCAATATGTATCTTGTACATCAAAAACATCTGTGATTACCGGATCGTTAGGCGCAGGAGGATTTAGGTCTGCTATATGCCATCTTTTTTTTGCCGCAAAAGTCCGCCGAAAACATTCCTGTATCATATTCATATGAATGAGATTGATTTCGCAGAAATATACCGAACCTAGGGACATACCCGTTATAGACTTATGACTATCTGCTTTGCCACCTCCCTTATAATATACAAGCCGTTTCCCTTTAGGGGTGTCAATTTCTAAATGGTCTCCATGTTCATTATGTCTTATCTGACAACAACCATTAAATATATGTAGCAGCCCCAACCCATCGCTTGCCATTACAAGCTTAAATGCTTGTTCTTGATTATAAGCAACTACTAAGTGGTGAATGTCATCCGTTTCAATTAAAAACCGTGCAAATCTAAACACAGCCGCAGTTGTTTTAGATGATCTTGGGGTACCCTCATTTACTTCAAGACAATGTACGAACGGCATTGTAATAGTTCTACGTTGTTTATCACTCCATTTCATTCGTGTCCCCCAACAAGTCAACCAATGACTGCATTAAGCTCATATCCGGTTCTTTATTACTTCCATCCTCACCAATGAGATTACGCAACTCCTTAATAGCTGCAATATCTCCCTTTTTTGCCTGATTAAACAACGCCAATACTACTAATTGGCTATTGTCTATATCTTCAATAGGGATACCCATTTTAACCAAAGCATTATAGTCTCTTGTATTTCTGACGGGTAAATTCAGCAGCACGTTCATACTGTCTTTTAAGAGCTTTCTTTTTCGTCTGGATTCACCGCTTGCCTTACCGCCTTTTATGGCAATTTCCCTTTGTTCTTCTTTTGTTCGTTTGTTTAGCGGTATTAAGTTTTCTTCACCAGTCAACACCTCACCTCATTAAAATAGAATGAAAAAAGACCATGCAAAGCTCAGTCTTCTCGTTGGTCTGGCTGTCAAGGTCTTGTCCTTGCTTGTATTACTATTTCAATACGCAGCCATATATTCAGCGCGTAACGTGCGTCACTCGTTATATATCAAAAATTTAGAAAGAAGGTTGTCCAGGGATTTCATATTTCCTATTTACACTATATCATACAGTAAGCGGACAAATCGGACATGATAAAAGAATGGTGCAGATTATATATCCCTGATGCCATCTTGCTTATTTATATATCGGATAGACATCTTTCTCACACTATCTGCTGTATTCCCCCCAACCCTGTTAGCTACCTGTTGCCACGAAAGCCCGTTGACAAAACGCAAGGTAAATATCTGTCTTATTAAACTATCATCAATACCCGCTATGTAACGCTCCAAACGATTACGCTCATGTAAACATTGATTGATCTTTTCAGCTAGAATATTTTCTAGGTTATTGATTTCTGTGTTATAACGTTCTATACTGCTGTCAGGATAACCTCTGATTGGAATGTCTGTTGGGTTAGGTATAGACGGACTACACGCTTTCAATTTCAATATTTCAATTCTTTCTTTATCTAATTCTATCTCACGGTTTAAAAAATATAATTGCGATAATTCTTTTAACGTCACGTATTTACCTCCTTATTTTATACACTTTTGCAATTTCTATGAAATATCTTACAAAATATATTGTTT